AATGTATAAAATACACGAAAACGGAATAGAATCTGAGTGCGGAAAATACGTTCTCGAAAACTTAGAAGAATGCCTAAAAGAGTTGAACCACCTACTCAAAGAACGCAATGAGCTTGAAATGGACATACTTTATGCCGACGAGCGGAGATTGCTGAATCCATCAACGAAACTGTCTAACCACTAACCACTAATACAATGAAAACACACAAACAAAACAAGCTAGTCAAAACAGAGAAGCAAGAGGAGAGTGCGTTCATCGTAGCCGCTTGTATCGCCATAGCATCAATACTCTTAATTGTAACCGTCATTGCGGAGAAACTATAAACCATGAATGATTATAAAAAACTAGAATGGATACATTACGCCATCCAAGAAGCACTTAACGGTAACAGCGAAGAATTGAGAGAAGCAATAGCCTTTCTTGAGGACGTAAGAGAAAACTATATAAACAAACCATAAACAAACCATAAACAAACCATGAAAAACACAAACGAACAGCTAAAAGAATCTATCCTTTCAAATTGGGATTCACTACCAGAACACGTCCAAGACGAAATCGCAAAAATCCTTGACCTTTAAACCATAAACAAACCATGAAAACAGAAGACACACTCAATATCATCTGGACATCACAAGAGATCATCGACCACGCCAAAGACGGAATGGGCATTGACCTATCCATTGAGGACGCACGAAAAACCTTGCGCCTTTTAGAACGAAAGCACGACTCAGAAGTCGGAATTAACTGGCACTCAATCACTTGCGCCATCGAAGAAATTATATCAATCAAATATAAGCAATATAAGATTCAATATGCAAAACAAGTAAACGAACCATGTATAAAATAATAATAAGCTATATAATCGCTTCAGCTCTTGCGCTGGGCTTGCTAAATCACGCCATAAACAAAGCACAAGACAACATTGAGACGCTTGCGGAAGTGCTAGTGCATCACTCTGACACCTTAGAGGATCACAGGGGCGTATTGCTGCAAATGATCGACGATCTAACCATAAAGCCCATGTAAAGGCAATGGAAGATATCACAGACAAACTAGAAAACGCCAAGATTTTGATCAATCAAATGATAGGCTCGCACCAAGGAACGCCAGAGGCGGCAACGAGATACGCCATTGACCAACTGGGCTTGCCGCAAGACGTTGCAAGCTCACTAATCCAATACGCAAACCAAGTAAACAAACGATGAGAGCAATAGACACAGCAGGAACGCAAAGTAAAATCTCTAGTTGCATGGGCTTCATGGCCTCTGGAGCAGCGAGAGATGCATACCGTAGGCTTCTAACCGCAAGCACGGTAGGAGAGAGCAAGGGAGAGCAACGCAAGTCTCCCTTTAGTAAAACAACAAAAGAGAAAGTAAAGAAGTAATGACAGAGAGCATGATAGCAAGCGCAGTCCGATACATGGAAAGCATAAAAGACAAAGTGCCACCCGCAGACGAGGATGACATCATCGTCAAGCATGGCACGCCTCACATGAGAACGCTAGGCATTGATCCACACGAGGCAGTCAAAGCCGTCGATAAGCTCAGAGAGCAGGGTATGACGGCAAAGGATGCTTACAAGCAGGTCGGCATGACTCAATCACAATACTACAAAACTAAAAAAGGAATAACAAACAGAAAATGAGAACTATACAGCAATACCGAAAGGATCACCCACAACTGTCAGAGGAGCAAGTCCACTCTGCCTATCACATAACAGAGATTGACGCGCCTGAGTTTAGCGTGAGTGGCTTTACACTCATTGCACGAGGTAAGTGTCTCGCCATCCATGAAAACGGCAATATAGCCCCTTTACGGCTCAAGGAGAGCTATTAGTAAGCAGCTGTGATATAATACCGCTTGACAAGTTTCCAAAACTTGTTTACTAAATTCAATCATAGCAGAAATGCTACCGTTATGCGACGGACGACAGTTTAATTTCCCCGCTTGTTCTCAAGCAACTTTAAACCACGATCCTACCGCATGTATGGGTCGTGGTTTTTTGTTGTTACAGTCTCGCGGAGCAAGTGGCCTCACAGGTTAACCCAAGTCTGCACAACGGAACCCGGAGCGTAGCTTCTCGGTTCTAGTGGTTGCTAGGTTTGACAGAGATACCGACCTAGCGTAACAGGTGGCTCCTAACGGAGCGTGAACACCGTCCCGTAGCTTATACAGCACTTACCACAGCCAAGCGGGGCGACATGACAGAGCGTCAGACTCATACGATTTGAGACAAGACAGCAGGATATGGTTCATTCGTAATGGGTGAACCATGTCCAAACGCCAAGAGCTACACCGATTTGATTGAGACCAAGGAACCAAAGTTTTTTTTTAAAAAAAACAAGGACGTTTCTTCTTGACCATCCAAATACCTTTCCCTACACCTTACCAATACCGTAACCAAAACAAAACTATGAACTTAAAAACAAGCACTAAAACTGCTCTCATTGATCTTGAACTGATCTCTTACTCTCATGCGGCTAAGGCCGAGTCAACTGGCACGGGTCTAAAAAGCCTTGTCGAGATGGTAGAGTTTACTATACAAAGTGTAGTCTCTGCTTGCCGCGCACAGGAGCATTACCTCGTGGTATCTGGACGCAACAACTTCCGTAAGGTGTTGTATCCAGACTACAAAGCAGGGAGACGCGAGAAGCCACCTCTTTACATCCCATTGATGGAGAAGCTTGAGGAGTTAAATAACCACAGGTGGTGTAAGCACGACCAGTTAGAAGCGGATGATTTACTTGGTATCATGCTGACCAACGGAAGGGTTAAGAACCCAATCCTTTGTAGCATAGACAAGGACTTACTTGGTGTCCCAGGTTGGCACTACAATTGGAACAAGGATGACTGGCCTCGCCAAGTTACGCAATCGGAGGCAGACTTTCATTGGTTAGTTCAACTTCTCATGGGAGATTCAACCGACAACATTGAGGGGATGAAAGGGATTGGCATTGCCAAGGCTCAGAAGTTAGCCTCTGCCTATTGCGAAAGGATGGGAACACCACCATCACCTATCCCTGCTGCAAAAGAAATTTACGAAGCGGAAGGTTTTAACCTTGACGCATATACAAAGTGCCTCATGCTCATCTCTATCTGGAGGTCACCAATGCCACCAGAGCTTTTAGAAAACGAACTTATCTTGGAGGTGTCAAAGACCATCCCAAGCCTATAAACCAAACCAAATATGAGATCAGAAAAACAAAAAGATAGCGCATCAAGAGGCAAGGCTTCACGAAAGAAGTTTAAAGACCTAACATTTGATGAGAAAGTTAAATGCAAGGATTTTTGGAATAGACCAGTTGACCCAGAGGTTTACAGGGCTTACAGTTTTCTTAACCGTCAGAAGAAGAAAAGAGAGAAGGCTAAGAATAAAGCCGTTGCCGCCATCATGAAAATGCGTGGCCTTTAACCATAAACCATAAACCATAAACATAAACATGAAACTAAAACAAGACATACTAAGAACACCAAAGCACGAACGCACACAACTGGAGCAAGACTTCAGAGACAAAGCTGCAAACCACTTCCGCACTTCAAAAAAGTGTGATGATACTTACACTGAAGCTCTATACTATGGTCAGTATATAGCCAACAAATACGCGGCAATTAGCGTTCGCACCTCACACCGCTATGGCTTCCTGCAAGAAATGACCAAGGAGCATTACGACATTGTATCAGAGACAAAGGAAGAAAGATACTCCAACAGAGTGATGCGTGGCTATGAAGCTCTTGAACAAATCAGTAAAGATTTACCATAACCAAACCATAAACCAAACAGAACATGATTATTAAAACAGCAACCTACCCTTACGGCCCCGCCAAACACTTGGACGCGGACACACTTGTCCAACGCCTACAAGTTGTCGCAGGACAGCAACGCTTCGTCGATGACTACGTTGGCGCACTATGTGACGGAGATGAATACTGGATTTCAGAGCGAGTCCCAGACAAACCTAAGAAGCGCACGGGGGATCAAATCCTTTCGTGGCTAGAAGAAAGTGGCATTGACCCAGAGTTTCAGTATGACGTAGATATGCGCTGTGAGTCTGTCATCTTATACAGCAAGCAAGGTCAATCCCTGGTTACCTATCCTTACGGAACTGGTTGCCTACGTGAAGCTTGTGAGTTTGTGATGGATCAAGAGGAACGCGAAGACAGCTAGTATGCCTAACGCTAAAAATTCACATCCCCACTCACAAGAGTCGGAGACCGTTGTTCTTGCGTCCTGCCTTCTGTCCGAAGATGGTTCCGTTTACGACGAGGTGTCACAGGTTATTCAACCCTCTGACTTCTATGTAGCTCGCAACTCCACAATCTTCTCTACTATGGGGCAGATTGTGGGGAAGGGGTTGGAGTTATCAGACATCACACTACTGGAACAGCTACGCTCCGATGGCAACGAGAAGGAGATTGGTGGTATCGGAACCATCTATACAATTCAAGAAGCCTGTGAGACCGCCACCCACGCCAAGTATGCCGCCAACATAGTTAAGGAGAAGTCTAAGCTTCGCCAGACCATCCGTCATTGTAGGCTCGCCATTGAGGAAGCAGAGGAAGGAGAGGAAGAAGCCGACTCTGTTACGTCTAGGTTAGAAGCCTCGTTACAGTCCCTACAGGACGTTGATGATGGTAAGGGAGACGGGAGTATCAGAACTGCTGCCGAAGCCCTCAGAGAGGACTACAAGGCTATGGTGAACGGAACCTATGAGGTGTCTGCCATGCCCACTCGCATCGCACAAGTAGATGAAAAACTTAGCTGTGGTGGCGTAGCCAAAGGAGAGGTGATGGTGATTGCCGCACCTACGTCCTGTGGTAAGACCGCCCTTGCTCTGAACATTGTCTTACAGAACGCGGTTACACACAACATTCCAGGTCTTTACTTCTCCTTTGAGATGCAAGCTAAGTCTCTGGCCAACCGTATGATTCAAACCTGCGCCGCCGTGCCTCTCAAGCGATTGCAGGACGGGATGATGAAACCAGAACACCAGAAGCGTGTCTGGGAAGCGACGGACAAGATGGCCGAAGCTCCCATCTTTACCAATCA